CCTAATTAAAATAGAAAGAACTTGATAAATCCCACCATCTTGAATTAATTTATCACTTTGCGGTCCAATTTCTGATGCAGAATCACCAACAATAAATAAATTATTTTTAGGGTATTCTAATGTAGTAAAATCATCGTTATAAAAACTTCTGAAAAACCCTTTTGCTGAATACAAAGAACCCTTTACTCTAAAAAATTTTGCAAAATTTCTTAATATTTCTCTAGGTTCAACAAAAAAATCTTGTCCTAATCCTAATGCAAATTCTTCAAACATGTTATCAATATATGAAAGATTTGTCGTTCCAATATCTCTTATATCATTTAGATCATTAATAATATCTCCAAATTGACCATCCGAATCCATATATTCATAATAAGTTTCTACAAAAGTTATAAGATTTGGATAATCACTAATAAAGTGTTCTGGAAGAACACCCTTTACCAAATTTAAATTTATTTTTTCATCTATTCGGTTTTCTTTCATTTTATAATACTATCTTTTGAGTTGAAAATTCCACATTACCATATGATCGTGATGCTCCAATATCTAATGTAATAACATAGTTTCTTAAAGGTGAAATAACTGCTTGGTTTTGAGGTATAGCAGAAACTTTTATTTCGGGTAAACCACCGACAATGGTATCTGGTGCAAAAGTGTTAAGAATTAAAGTTCCATTAAGATTATCATATGAACCAATACCAGTTTCAAGTATAGTTCCGTTACTAGGTACAAAAATTTCTATTTTATTTGATGATAATTTATTTCTAAAAATACAAGTATTGCCTCTATATGTGAATTGAGAGGATTCAATAATATATTTTTCTCCACTAAACGGCTCAAGAGAAACTGGAAAATTCAATTGATATGAGTTAGAACTTCCCAATGTTGGGGAAAATCTTTGTTGAATTTTTATATCAATTTTAGAGGATAAAATTGATCGGTCAACATCATCAATTCCTGTTAATAGTGGTGATCTTCTAAATTTACTACTAAATTTTCCAAGATTATTTGTAAAATATGTTGAGATATAAGAATCAACTAAAGTTTGTAAACTTGTTGTTGTTTTTTTAGTTAATCCTTCATTATAGTAAAACTCTGTAGTCAACTCAATATAAGAAATTTGTGGTTCAACAAAAACATTGTCTATAGACATGACTGATAAATTGTCGGTGAATATTGTTTTAATTTTATTTTTTACAATGTCCTTTGCAGCATCAGTTGTACCACTTGCAAATAGTAAGGATATGTATACTTTTCCATAATCTATCGGAATATTTTGTTCTCCACCCCAAACTGCAACATCAGTTACAGTTGCAAATCTAGATAAAATCATACCTTTATAATCTAAGGGTGTTACCAATCTTTGTTGAGCAGAAAATTGAATTGGCGCAAGAAGTTTTATGGATTCTATAGTTTCTTTTTCAGCCCCAGAATGAGAAGGGATTTGTGAACCAACAGAAATAGTATAATTTACACCATTAACATTTAAAGGGTTCGTCGCTGCAAAATTTATTGATCCATTAGCACTTGAACCAGTAACACTATCATAAGTAACTAATATTTTACCCCCAACAGGTGGTGCTTTTCCAAAAGATTTACCATCCCCAAAATTAATTTCATAATGTCCATTTGGGGCTTCTCGTATATCATAGTATTCTGTAGTTGCTGAAACTTCAATAGCATTGTCTAAAAAAGTATATGTGGAAAAGGCAGAAGATGTTGGTGTATTGTATACGCGAACTTCTAATGAATTTGTATCAATACTTTCATCTGGTATAACATATGTTTGATATGCGCTTAGAGAATCAACTAAAAATGTTTTGGTTTTTGAAACACCCTCATAAACCACAATATCCTCAAATGTGTATATACCACTTAAATCACTGGCGGTGGTAGTTGATTTATTGGTAAAGGTATAAGTCTCAGAGTCATTAGAAGCAGTAAAAACTGTACCAATAGGTAAACTTATTGATGATGGGCGAGTACCCACTGCTGATAAATCTATAGAGACAGTTATTGTAGATTCTGATGCGTTACTTGATGTTGGCCTATATCCAAGACCTTCAGCATGGGAAACAACTGATGATCTTAATTGAGCAGTATTTAAAAAAGACTCATTAGTAGCAAAATTTGCTACTAATCCATTTAAGTGAGTATTATATGCTAAAACATCTAATATGTTTGACAAACCAGATGTTTCAAAATCATAATCACTAAATTCACTTTTATTTGCGAAGTGAGTTTTTAAAGAAGATTTTATTTGTTCAAAATCTAGTTGTGCTGATGTAATATTTGTTGCCATTTATCTTAACCTTGCGATATCTGTTTCTAATGTTACTATTTCGTTAGTGGTTATAACTTGAAAAGTGATGGTAACTGAACAAGTGTTATATTCTCCTAATATCTTAGCAGAAATATCTAAAATTATTGCTCTAGGCTCATAATTTTCTATTGCTTCTCTTATCTGAGTTTCAACATCTTCTGAGTGTAGATCATCTGCAAGGTCAAATAAAAGTCTTGTTACATTACCACCATAAAAAAGATTAAAGGGTTTTTCGTAATGATTGGTCATTATTAAGTTTTTAATTGCTTGTTTTACAGCAGCAGCATCTTTCTTTAGAAAAATATCTCCATTTTTTCTTTTAGCAAAAGACAGATCAATATCACTATAAGATGAAGTCCTAAGTGTTATTTGAGGCAATACCCCTAAATTTTTATCTTCTACTGATAATTTCTTCGCCATCTTCTTCTCTTTTTCTATTCTTACTATTTATAAAGTTTTATCTTAACTTGAAGTATAATCTTCTCCATAAGCATCAACAATATCCATAGAATCTGATATTACAGAATCAGGATTTTCTGGAATTTCAATTAAATCTGTTGAACTTATAATTTCACCGTTCCAGTAGGTATCTAAATTCATCTTACAGAACGCTTTATAATTTCTTGGTATCTCAGGAGTACTAATAGCAATTTGAGCATTATGCCTCTTATCATTCGGATCAAAAGTATCATAATACAAAGATAAATTATCATATTGTGCATTGTCTTTAAGATAAACTGCCAAGTCATAAGTTTTACTTAAAGCAATTTTACCTGTTGTGGTAGAAGTTAATTCATAAACTATTGCCCTGCCAGTTTGTTTTAAATCTGATATACTACCACTCTCTATATTTTCTTTTGGTCCTGGTTTGTAAATACCTTCAACAACATTTAAAGAGTACCCACTAAATTGCTTTAATGTTTGAAAAATTTCTAAAATTTTAACATGTGGTATAAGATTTCTGGCTAATGCTTTTTTTTCGTCTAGTGTCTTTATATGTAATAATGTAACTGGATCACCACTACTTGCTGAAAATTTTGATATGGTTGTATTAATAGATAGTTTGGTTTTAGAATCTATATTATCTAAAACTTCTGGGTTGAACATAGGATTAGGTATAAATTGTTGATTTGCATTTTGACTTGATTTTTCAGAATAAACACTTTTTACTAAAACACCTTCTCTTTCATGAGGTCCAATTCCACTATAACCAGTTCCAGAATTTTCTTTTTTATTAGACATTCTTCCTACTTCAGTTGGAACAGTATCATTATAATTTGATGCTAAAATTCCTTTACTTACTTGTTTTAAGATAAATTTATTATTATTTTTGTTATTTTTGTTCTTCATTTTTGATCTTATAGCATGAATATCCAAAATTTTCTCTGTAATACCGCCAGTTGGTACTGTTAAATCAATAGAGTCAAAAATACCATTATCTGCATCAACACTACATTCTCTCACACCAAAACGTGTTTCTTCTAAAAACCTTTTTAGTTCACTAACAGTTGGCAATACAGTTTCATCCAAATTAATCAGCACAGTTTTATCACTAACAAATGTTTGATCTGCTGGTTTTGTGGAGCGGCCCTTTGCTGCTGTACCTGCTGTATTTGCGTGTTGTGCGCCAGCGGCATTTCCTGCCAAATATCCAACAAATTTAGTATCTGCCTTCATGATATTTGCCTTTATCACATTACTCTTGACTGTTTGACCCACAAAAACATTTTTAGAATAAGTTATAACTCCTTCACCACCAAAAGTACCTTCTGAGCCTATACAAGTCATATTTTGTGCTGCCATATTAACATTTGGAGAACTTATAGCCAAGTCTGTTTGTGCCGTGAATGTGGTATTTCCACTATGAGAATAATCAGCAGTTCCATCAGTAATGTTTGAAAGATTTCCTTTAATAGCATTTGTAACATTACCTAGTAAAGTATTTGTTGTTTCTTTGAGTACCGTTAGCGATTTAGATTTTTTTACATATTCTCTCATCACACCACCAACAGTTTTTGTGAAAGAACCGACAATATCCAAAACTTTTTTACCACCCACATTGATATTATAGTCACCTTTTACATTTAAATTGTAATCACCAGTAACTGTCATATTCAAATTTCCAGTATACAAAACTGTACCATCGCCCTCAATTGTCATCGTGTGTTCGCCACTACAAATATCAATTCTATTACCAGTACTATTGATAATTATAGTTCCATCTGGTTGAATATCTACTCCAGCCCCGCAAGTATGTTTCAAAAGTATTCTCTCTCCACCGGGAGTATCGTTTACTTCAATAATATGCCCACAAAGAGACTCATCAACTTGAACTTTAGTGTAATCATAATCACTTATTGGTTGATAACCCAATCCTTTACCTGGAATTCCATTTTTTATATCTAAATTATTTGAAGACTCTCCGCGAGATGCTTTATTAACAGAACTTTTTCCATTATATTCAGGTTTCGGAAACTGCCCAGATGGATCAGAAAATCCTTTATTAGTACCTTGCGTGGCATTAGCAAAAGGATAATTTTTTTCTCTGGTTATAATATCATCTATTTCTGTTGTCATATTTTAACCTCTATTAATTTTTCCAGTGGGTGCTTGACGTTGTTCTAATTTTGCCCATCTATTTACTTCCTCACTATCACTAATATTCACTAAAATTCTTCTGCTTGTACTACCTACTATATGTTCCCATATTTGATAAACATTTGTGTCAAACCCTTTATTGTAAAACTGGTGTCCAGTATACTCAGTGAATTTTTTTCCAACTGTATATTTGCTTGTATCTTTCCAATCTTCAGTTACATATTGAAAATCGTACATTTCTGGATAAGATGCGTGTTGAAAAAATCCTTTTGATCTTGCAAGATTCTGCGAACCCACAAATGGCCCATCTCGCGTATTTGCGTTGAGTTCAACAACTTCCTCAGATTCTGGCGCAACTGATTCTGAGGTTGAAATATCTCTTTTTCCCGCTGCCAAAACCTCTGAAGATATTGCATTCTTTCTACCATCAACATTTAAATTTCTTTTTCCAAAATGTTGAAATATATAAGTCTGCATAGATATTCCAGGGTCTATTTTATTTTTTGGATCAGTATCATTATGACCCCATACTTGACCGCCGGGAAATACTGTATAAAATGACTTTAGAAACGAATTTAAGGTTTTCCATTGACTATTGTTTATTGAAGAACTGTTTGCAAAAGATTTTGCATTTTTAGTACCACTTGGACAAGCATAGCCACCAACAAGACATATTCCTATACTATATTGATTATGACCCCCTACTTTAGCATGTGCGCCAGCAATATTTAAAGGTCTACCACGCTGTAATGATCCATCTCTTCTTACAACATAATGATACCCACAACCACTAAAATCTCTATCTTGATGCCACTGATGTATTTCTTCAGCCCCAATATCTTGATTTATGTATGTTGCACTCCAATGAACAACAACTTCACTAATATCTCTAGTAGCACCTTGCATATCAGATAAAATTTCTTCATAAGAATGTACCCTTGTAAATACATAGTTTTTATCAGAATTTGGATTTTTCCATGCTGCTTCATTTTTTGATGCCACCTTATGACCCACCGTTTTTCTCTCAACAGAAGGTGATATTGACCCAACCATATTAGTAATAGATGGATCAAGTAAACTAATTTTTTCTTGCAAGGCTTCTATATTATCTAATGGAAAATTTTTACTCACCTTACTTGTTAACAAATTAGAAACTAATGAATTATTACCATCTAGTATATTTTGAACAGTATCCATACTTTCAGAAAATGTTAATAATCCTTTTGACAGTGAGGTAACTTCGTTAAGAATTACTGGACTTGTTTTTTCTAACAATCTGTTTAATATACCACCAGATACATCAGACAGAGCATTATCTATTTTAGATTCAAAATTTGATTTTGCATCATCAAATATATTTTCAATATTTGATATTCCATCTGATATAGAATTCGCTTTGTCTAAGAGATCATTTACAGAACCTAACGCTGATATTGATGATAATGATCCAAAATCACCAGATAACGAACTCAATGCTGATCCAGATGGTTTTATTCCTGTTGCCTTTTCTAAGTTAGCGGCAACAGATGCTGCTGATGGAGATGATATTATTTGTGTTAATTGTACTGGTGTATTTGCAATATCTTCACTTAAACCAGTTAGTGCTGAAAGTGTAACAGGCCCAGTTGGAATTTTTAGTAGATCAGAAAATCCTGATATTTTATCAGTAAGTTTTGCAACACCAACATTTTCCAATAATTCATCAGCAGATGGGAAATCTATTTCTTGAGTTAAAGATTCAACACCCCCAATAACCTCTCCCACTTTACTACCCAATACCGTAGATTTTATATCTGATAGACTGTTTGCAGCAATTTGTATCTGACCTGAAAATTCATCCGCATCAGTCATATTTTTTATACTACTTAATGATTGTTTGACTTTAGAAAAATCTATGCTATTAGTTAATGACATTAATTATTCTCCTGCCGCTGGTGTATATTCTGTTTTATTATAAGTCGCATAAACTTCTTTTGCCAAGCGATATCTTTCTGGTGCGGAACCTAATTTTGGAACTTCATATTTTCTTTCCCATACCCATGCAGCATCTTTTATAGTTTTAGTTGTCAACATTTGTGTGTGAACATATTTGTGAGTATTTTTAAGTTCCCACATAATAAATTGTAATTGTGTATCTAAATTTGACAAGACTAGTCCATTATCTATAGCAAATTTTCTTAAATTATCTGCTCTATCAGAATTCCATTGAGCGATACCTATACTATCACTACCATCTTTTCCATCACCTTTATTCACTGCACTAGTATCCATTGATTGCGTAGATTCTACCATAAGATTTCCAACTATGCCAGCGGATTGTTCAGAGGTAAACTGTTGGGTCAAAAAATAATAATATGCTTTTTCTGGGTTACTTCCTCCAGGTATATCTAATGATTTTGCTTCACCGCCCAAATATTCATCTGGTCCAAAATTATCAAAAAAAGCATCGTCATAACCTTGTGGTTTATTTAATTTCGTCATTTCAGATTCTAGTGTAGGTATTGATCCTATAACAAGTGGATTCTGAGAATTCAATCCATCAGTAAAAAATCCCACTACCAGCGCACCAGGTTGAAGTCTAGGCATCTTACCTATCCCAGAAATACCACCTTCTGTTGTTGGTAATATTACTTGCGCCCAAGGTAAATCTTTTAAAGGTATATCACTCAAAGATTCACTGTGTAATCCTTGAATTCTAACCCTAACTCTTCCAAGTTTTAATGGGTCTAGATTATCTTCAACAGTCCCTACAAACCATCTCATAGTATCGCCATAAAAATCGTGTGGTTGCATTAATAATTATCCTCTTTTTGGTGTTTTTTGAGATAAGCGACTACAACCAATAATTGCAGAATACCTTGGACCAGAAAATATATGTCTTGCTGCATGAATAATGTAACTACCAGACCTTTTTTGATCTTTTTCCTCATCACCATTGTCTAAAAAATTAAAAAATTCTAAATTTATAGTATTTCCAATACTAACATTAGTTTTTTCTTGATAAAAATTTCGGCCCGGTACAGATATATCTATAGGTGCTGTATTCAATACACCAAGTAACGCTGCCGCTTTTGCTCTTAGCATATGCTTAGATATGTCGCTTGCTTCACTGTAAGTTTTATAGTTATCTGCATATGAACTTGTTGGTGTGATTCTACTAATTTGTCTTGTATCATATTCTTGAATTGTTTTATTATTAAAGGTGTTAGTAGTGTCTATTATCGCTTCTTTTTGGCCTGATTTCAAAACTTTAGACTTTAAATCTTCAAAAAGTTCTGACATAATATGTTTTTTTTCTAATTTCACGCCCTTAACAGTGTCTATATGTGTGTATGTACTAGACATAAGACCAAGTTGACATAACATCATCATATTATGTGCATTTGACTGATTAACATCACTAATTATGAATGACTGTCCATTAGCATCTAACATATTATTTGAAATACCTTGATTATAGATATAAGGAGTTAATTTAGAATTTAAAGCAGTTGACGTTAATATTGTTTCTAAATCAATATATCTTATATTATCATCGGCTAAAGATGAAAATAAATAAAATGGCATACCATTATTTGTTACTGCCCTTCTTTGTATCCAACTGCAAGCAGATAATGGCGTCAAATTAGGAACAATAACTTTCATCATTTCGCCGTGGTGATTAGGGGATATGTTTAACATATCTCTATTGAGATGTTCCCTTAAAATAGTTTTTATTATATGATCTGGACTGCCACTATAAGATTTAGAAATTCTTGTTAACTTGGATAAGAAAGAAATATCTTCTAAAATACTTAAAACAAAAACTTTATCATTTCCATTTGTACTCAATGTGCTAAGAACTTCAGTAATAACAAAATTCTTTCTAATAGTACCCATTTCTGTTTCTATTTCTATTAGTAATTTTTCAGTTCCTACAAAACCTATTTTATTAGATAAATTTTCATTATCTAATATACTAACTTCACCTGTTAGATATGGATTATTCAGATTCTCAAATATCTGAATTTCAATTGATACAGCATGTAAATCAATATCATCAATAATCCTTTCTCCAGATACTACTAAATGTTTTAAAACATAATTAAATGGAGATGATTTTTCTGGATCAACTATCTGAGTTTTTATCATTTATTCCACCAACAGAGATGATTTATAAATATCATGTAATTCCAAAATCATTTCTGGTCTTACAACTCTAATAGATTTATTTTCATTGTTTTGTTTGTGATAATGTGCAATATGAGTAACTTCTGTATTTGAACCGCCACCAATTGTCGGATCAATATCAACTTGATTACCACTTGCGTCAGTAAAATATTTTACTGCATTGTATTCTAAAGAGTGAGAATTTAAAACTACTGATTGTGTAGAGTCACCAGTTTTTTGAATAGTTTCACCATTAGTAAACGATTTCACACCACTTACAACAATGTGACCTAGATTAACATCTCTGTCAATAATTGTAGCATTTGTTGAAGAATTAACTCCAGTTATATTATCACCAATTTGCATTTTAGTAAAAAAATAGTCTCTCGTAACTAAAGTTGTGTTTGGATATTTTTTTTTAACCCAAACGTCTAACTCATTAGATGATAATGGAAATCCATTTTTACGAATTGAATCATTCATCAAATAAAATGTCCAATAATATTTTGTTGAACCGTACAATTTCTCTGATAATACATCAGGTCTCTCACCATCTAAAATGTCATATTTTTGATAAATAGAAACATTTTCTTTTACTTGATCAATAATATCAACGTATGCTGAAATATCTTGAATATAGGCCACATCAGTTTCGTTACCAAATTTGTAACTTGTGAATGGAAATCCGTTAAAAAAACTCATTATCCTACTCCTAATCCATCTAACATAGTCCATCTTTTTCCATCATCTAAATCTTCTCTGGTAAGTGTTTCAGTTTCAACAAACGACATACTAATATCAACTTCAGAAAATTCACCATCATCATGAAACCCCATAGCCCCAGAATTATAATTTGCATTAAAAGATTTCATATGCATGTCCTTAAAGAAAAATCTTTGCTGATCCATTTGATTAGAGCCATAAAAAAGACGAACTCTAAACATAGGTGGAAATCTATATCCAACAATTATACCTGCTCTTTCAACACCTGATGGATATAAATTTTTACGAAACCAAGAAATAATTTCTGCAATTTCTTCAGATTCTTTTTGTGAATTTGGTATTAATTTAAATGACCAAGAAAATTCTCTTAAATTAACAGATTTAAATATTGCCCTCATGTTTGGATTTGGTGTTGTTTGTAATGATGATCTTACTGCCCCACCAACAGCACCAAATTTATTAACTAGTTTTGAAATACCCACTCTTGCAAGGTCTTGACTTTCAAATTCACTACGAGCAAATTTTGCAACATCAGAAAAAATACTTGATTCTTTTATTGCTTTTATCGCTGCATCTGCTCCGCTAGAACCCTCATTTACAATATTATTGAGTGCGCTTGCAAATGTTCCAAATTCCATATTCTCGTATTGAACACCGTCTTGTATTTGTATTGACGGTGGTAAATAAAGGGTACAACTTTCGTTTGTTAATCTCTTTTGTTGTTTTTTTAAAATATTTTCTCTGCCAGCCCTTGTCGCTTCTGCGAACCTTTTTATTATAGATTCTCTTTCTTGTTTTTGGCCAGGGTCCAAAGTATTGGTACTCCCTAACTCAGAATTTCCTGACAATGCGGCATCAGTAGTGCTAGAATTGAAAGCATCTCTCACTGAACCAACAGAAATTGGGATCACTTCTACAGTTTGAAATTTTATTCTTGCTCTATAACGGTCAGTGTCGTGAATTGGAAACTCTAGTTTTTTTGTGGTCATATTATTTTTCCATAAATACATTCGTATCTATTATTTATATGAGAAAAATGAAAACACACAAAGGCAAATATAAAATAAAAAATCGTAAAAAATATAAGGGTGATCCAGATAATGTTATATATCGCTCTGGATGGGAAAGATATGCCTTTCAATGGTGTGATAGTCAAACACAAATTACTGAATGGTCAAGTGAAGAAGTTGTAATTCCTTATTTTTATGACGTTGATAAGAAGTATCATAGATATTTTATGGACCTAAAAATAAAATTAAATGATAAAGTTTACCTCATAGAGATAAAACCAGATTCACAAACTAGACCACCTAAAGTACCATCTCGCAAAACTAAGCGTTATATTAATGAAGGTATGGCTTATGTAAAGAATATGAATAAGTGGAAAGCAGCAGAATCCTATGCCAAAGATAGAGGGTGGACCTTTGAAATTTGGACTGAAAAGACATTGATTAAAATGGGAATTATGCCAAAACAATTAAAACCTCTACCCAATTTGAAAAAATTAAAACGTCTATAAATTGATATAAATAACAATGAATAACTTTGGGAATATAAATGTCTAATCTGTTTCAAAATTTAGAAGTACAAGCGTTCAGAGCGGGAATTACCCCTAGAACCAAGGAATCAATTTCTTGGTTCAGAGATAAGGCATCTAAAATGGGAAAAATAAATAGAAATGAACTCATGAAAGATGAGACACTTAGACTTCAAAATCGCCAAGCGGTTGGTAAAATGTTTATGTATTTCTATGACCCAAAAGGCAAAGATACACTACCATACTATGATAGTTTCCCTCTCACCATAATCGTCGGCAAAGCAAAAGGTGGTTTCGCTGGATTAAATCTACATTATTTACCTATGACATTAAGAGCAAAATTTCTTGATAGTTTATTAGAAATTACAAATAATAAGAAATATAATGATACAACCAAATTTAAAATGTCTTATGAGTTACTTCAAGGTGCGGCAAAATTTAAATACTTTAAGCCTTGCTATAAGCACTATTTGGCAAATCATGTAAGAAGTCGTTTTGCTTTAGTTCCAGCACCAGAGTGGGAAATTGCCACATTTTTACCAACTGCTGATTTTCAGAAAATGTCTCAAGCAAAAGTACATAAAATATCAAGAGGTATGATCTAATGGAAGCACATAGTATAGAAAAATTTAAAAGTGCAGTTGCAAAAGGTATAGCAAGATCAAATCTATTTCATGTAGAACTACCAAGAATCTCAAATAATAATATTTCATCAGAAGATTTGAATCTATTTTGTAGTCGTGTGAATCTTCCATCTCGCCAAATTTCCACAGTAGATAGGGTAATAGGAATAGTAACAGAAAAGGTAGCGAATACATTCATAACTGATGATGTAAACCTAACCTTTCATGTTACAAACGATTATAATATAAAAAAATATATTGAAAGTTGGATGAACTTGGCGGTTAATAATGAATCATATGAGTTAGGTTATAAAATTGGAAGAAATTCAACAAGTGGATATGGTAAAGAAGTTGTAATACATCAACTCGCTAAAAATGCAGGATCAACAGGAATAAAACAAATAAACAATAATCCTGCAAATGAACAAATTTTAAATATTAATACCCCATTAAGTATTCCTGGAATGAATGGATTACATAGAAATGATCTAAAACCAGTTTATACTTGTATTTTAGAAAGAGCATTCCCAACTTCAATGGGATCAATTGAATTATCAAATGATATGGATGGACTTGTTGAAGTGAGTCTATCTTTGACTTATACAAATTGGAGAAGTAAATAATGGCATTACCAAAGTTAAATGATATACCAAAATATGAATTGACAGTACCATCAAGTAAAACAAAAGTTAGATTCAGGCCATACTTAGTAAAAGAAGAAAAAATCTTAATGTTGGCGATGGAATCTGAAGATAAAAAGGCAACTGTAAATGCTATTGTTGATACAATTATGGCATGTATAGAAGGTGATATAGATCAAAGTAAACTAACATCATTTGATGTTGAATATATGTTTTTAAAATTAAGATCAAAATCTGTAGGGGAAAATACTGAAGTGACAATAAAATGTAGTGAATGTGATGCAGACAATCCTGTATCAATTGACTTATCATCAATTGAAGTGACAAAACAAACTTCAAATAAAGAAATAAAAATAACAGATGATATGACTTTGTATATGGGATACCCTAACTTCAAATCTATTATGGACGCAGACGCAGATGAAACGACAAGTGACACAATAAAAACATTTCAAATGATAAGTAAATGTATGAAGGTTTTGGAAACTGCTGATGAAAGATATGATCTTGCTGATGAAAGTCAAGATGAAATTCAAGAGTTTATTGGGTCTTTATCTGCAAATCAATTTGATAAAGTAAAAGAATGGATTCAAACTATGCCAAAATTATCTGAAACAGTTAATTTTAATTGTCTAAGATGTAACCATGCAAACGAATACACTTTAGAAGGATTGGATGATTTTTTTTAATTGCTCTTTCTCATGATAACTTAATAAGTCATTATAAGACCAATTTTCAATTAATGCAAGACCACAAATATTCATTAACAGAACTTGATAATATGATGCCATGGGAAAGAGAAGTGTACATTACATTATTAATACAGCATGTTGAAGCAGAAAATGATAGAGTAAGAGCGCAACAAAATAACTAGGAATAAAAAAATGGCTTTTGGGACAACAGTAAATGAGGTAAGAGAAATAAACAGCAAAGATATTGCTGATATTAATCTCAGAAGTATGGAGTTGAATAAATCAACACTTGATGAAATCAAAAAAGGTTTCACCAACTTAGAAAAATCTGTTAAAAAAATGAGTGGTGGAATACGAATTCCTGGTTTGCAAAGTCTTACTGATATGGCAAAATCATTGACAATGATGCCTAAGACATTAGCAATGAACTTAGCAAATGCCATTACAGCACCGTTCAAAGCCCTTGCAACAACTCTTACCGCCCCATTTATAAAAGCATTTACATCTGTAAGAGATAGCCTAAAAGCCACATGGGAAGGAACTAAAAAATTATTTGGTGGTTTCTTTGGTTTCTTTGGAAGTATATTCGGAAGGTTTTTTGGTAAGGGTACTGATCCAAAACTAATGAGTGAAGTTAAAGACATAGGTAAAAGTATGTCTAATTTAGTTTCTATGTTTTCTAAATTTCTTGCAAACCAACAAATGTCAAGACTTGATGCGATTGAAGAAAAACGTGATAGAAAAAAGGTTGATGGCGCACTCAGTAAAAAAGGTGTTATGCGTTCTGGAAATAGACAAGGTGGAATACTTGGAAACCTAGCAAATATATCTGAAATTATGCAAGGGTTTGGTGGTTTTACTGGAGCAATTTTAGCGACAGTTCTCGCTGGCGGGGCTGTTGCATTTTTAGTAGCAAAATTTAGAGATCAGTTAGGTATTGATCCTGGTTTCAGTATACTTGATGCTATCAACAAAAAATCGGAAGAACTTTTTGGTTTGCCTATATTTGGTGAAACAATGACTAATGCTTTAAAATCAATCGGTGGTGCTTTTGCTGAAGGTGGTGCTTTTTTTGCTTTGAAAGAAAGTGTTAGTCAAATGCTTACAGCATTTCCATCTCTTCAAACAGCACTTGATGGTATGAAAACCATGTGGGAAGAGACAAAAATATTTTTTGAAGACCAAATAGAACTTATCAATAATATCGTAACAACTTTGGGACTTGATAAGTTAGCAAGTAAGATAAGTGAATTTGTTAATAAAGAACTCGGAATTTTTGAATTAATTGGTACTATAGCAGCACTTAAAATAGCAGTGGGTGTTTTAAGTGCGGCATTGGGTTTATTTGGGGGTAGTAGACTCAAAAAAAATACTGTGGCCCTTCTACTTAATACCAAAGCGATTGTCGCACTGACCGCCGCAATAGGTGCTGGGGGATTAGGTGGTTTTGATATTGATGGTAAAGGTGGTAAAAAAGGAAGAGGGAAAAGAAGCAAATTTCAAAGATTTAAAAATATGTTTGGATTTGGAATGGATGATATTGATGGTGCTGGTGATGGTAAAAAAGGAAGAGTAAGGCGTAAATATCCAGCAGGAACAAAAATCAATGGCAAAGCGGTTGGTGGACAATTTATGTCAGATGCTGCAATGGATGCTGCTGATAGAAAAGCCCAAAGTAAACTTGGAAAACTTGGAAAACTTGCAAAATTCGGTGGCCTTGCCAGAGGTGTTCCAGTTGCTGGACAAATTCTTGCGGCAGGTATGGCAGTATTTGATGGTGTCACAGGTGCTGGGGATGCTTTAAAAACATTTAAACCTCAAACTCTTACTGATAGTATTGAAGTTGGTATGGTTGGTGCTGCTGCTGGAGTTACAAAAAGTTTTGCTGGATTAGCAGATATGGCAACTGGCTTATTTGGATTTGATACCGATTTAGCAGGTGGTGTCACTGATATGAGAGATACTTTTTTAAAATGGTCTTTAGGGACAAAGGAAAAAATTGAAGAGATGAATGGCCCTGATATGTCAAATTTACCAGAAAGCCAAAGACTTTTTGTAGAAAGTGAAAATAACAGATCACTTTTAGCATCAAGATTAGAAAGTGAAGTTCGTGCCGCTGAAAATATGGCAGTTGCTGCTACTGGTACTGGAAATAAACAACCAACTGTTATAATGGATAATTCACAATCTCAAACTGTTCAATCAAACACAACTAATCTTTCTCATAGTGGTCTAACCAGTGTTGGCAGTGCAACAGATGCTGCACTGCGCTGGGCATTTCCTCATTATGGAAATTAGTCTTCGTTAACTAGACTTGCAAAATAATCCATGGTATTATCTTCACCGTCTACTTCTGTCTTTTTAGGCAAAGCAAAGTCTGGAATATTATCATCCAATGCTGGAGCCTTTTCCTCACCCAATGAAGCAGTTTGTGCCATTGTTGGTTGAGGTGCAGTTTGACCAAGAACATTTCGCATCTTAGTCTCTAGTTCTGCATATGACTTATAGTTTGCTGGATCAGTAAACTCTGAAAGATCATAACACTTGTCATATACTTCTTCCAAGCGTTCATCACTATCTGATACTGCGCGTGATGCAGCAAATTCAGATTTATCATAATTACGATAACCTTCAACATCACGAATTTTGAGTTTGAAATCCGCACCTTCCCACATACAAAACGGATTCATAGGTGTTTCATCTGCAAACTCTGGTGACCAAGCATCCATAAGTTTATCAAAGATTTTCTTACCATATTGGTACATGAAAACTTTGCCTTCATTTTCTGGATTTCCTGGATCAGAAACTACCAGAATATTTGAAACATGATGCAGCCGCCGCTTTTGACGCCGCGCTGTTTCTTTATCAGATTCAATACCACTATTCCAAAGTTTGGAATTATATTCACCAACTGGGTCTTGTTGTTCAATTGAAGTCAAAGACTTCTCAATATACCATTTACCAGTTGGACCTTTAAAGGCATGATCCCAATAACGTACAAAATGTACTTCAGAACCTTCTTTCCCATCTGGCAAGAAACGAATAACAGCATAACCATTATTCTGTTTATCAACAGTGGGTTTCCACATGCGTTCATCCACATAAGATTTTGTAGTGGTGTTTGTTGCTGTTGCGGCAGCAGTTAATCGGTCAATCTGACCACGATTACGTTTTAGATTTGCAAAAGACATATTTTTATTTCTCCATATATGCTGAATTATTGCTGTAATATTTTTAGTATAACTGTATTATATCATATTTGTGTATGTGTGTCAACCATATTTATCAAATTATTTTCTCTGAAAAATAATGGTCTCTTTACCAGTGCCTGAGTTTACTGATGGAATTGCAACGTGACCATCTGGCACAGGTTGTGTTCCCACATATTTCCAAGTTGTGCCTACTGCACGATTGGCTGGACCTGCGGCAAAAAACTCTTCATTATCATTTAGAAAGAGCATCGTAATCAAGATTAGTTCAAACATTTATTTTCCTTTTATATGTTTATATAGTTCGTAGTAATAGTCAAAAGATATTGGATAATTTTCTGGGTTTGGCAGTACTCCTTTAAACATTAATATAAATTCTTGTATCTCTTTATCTGTCATTTTCCATGCTCTGTCTTTTATCACAATACATTATCCACATATACCAAGAAGCCCATATAGGTATAAGGGCAGATAAATTAATTACTGGTGGTAATATCGTGATTACTGCTGGAAACATAAACATTGCCATGAGAGCCACTGCTATATAATCATACCACCGTATCATTCAAAAATCAATTCGTTTTGCTTTGGTAAAAAATTAAGACTCATCGCTTCTGCCTCAATCTTCTCCTTTATTACTGGTGATATGAATTTGCTCACATCCTCTGGTTCAAGTTCAGTAATGCTACATACCTCAACAACAGCATCAATATAACCTAGTTTTTTATCAATTACTTGTTCTTCTATTAGTTTGCTAAACTTTGCTCTATTCATAAAGTTTTTTTCTATCATTTATTCATTGCCCTTAAAATTATGGTATCTTTATTAATCCTACCATTCGCGATGGTTGTTTTTGTGGTAAGACTAGACCACTCTTTGTTTATTTGGTTTGAAGTCTTTTTGAGTACCATTGGAATAAAGACCTCTGGTTTACGCAGTTTTGTAACTCTTGATGCCTCAAAATCAACACCTTGAAGAGTTGTCCCTTTTACCTCAAAACCACAACTCTTTTCGCAAACCAATTCAGTTAATGCCCTAGTCTTTGCATTGAATAAATAAATTCGCATCGCTCCAATCAAAGATGTTGGGCTAATAGATGCTAGTTTAAACTCTACAGAGTCTTTTAAATATTGAACTTTTGCTACTTGTTTTTCGGCAGACTTTACTACAGGTCTACGAGTCTTACGAGTCGCCTTCTTTGCTGTCATATATTTTTCAATATCAGTGAGAATATTATCTACGAACTTTAAATATTTTTTCTGGTCACTTACTTTCATAGACGAATAGCCCTCAATAAGATCAGGAGTTTTTTTGTTTACTAATTCGTCCAATTCATCCCTTAATGGAATATAGTGATCATATGTTGCCTTTGCTGTAATGTAAGGAACATCATGTTTTTTCATTTCACTATAAATAGAAAAATCTTTTTCATCTTTCCAATTATCAATAATAACTTCAATACCACCAATAAAATCACTAGTACGTTCTTTAATAATTTCTGCTGGAGATTTTCTTGGAGTCGTAACAACTCCAATATTATCAGTTTTATTTAAAAGTTTACGCTTACCTAGCCGCAGAATTTCATTAACTTGTTTTGTAAGAACTTTTTCAGCGTTCCACCAAGTAGGAAATTCTAATTGTAGTTCTGCCCATGCAATGGTTGCCGCTAAACTAGGAGATTGACTGATTGCCCAATCTGGGGCTTGTAATGCTATCTTAGCATCTTCTTTAGATAAGGACTTCTTCACATGGTTTTTTATTTTTACAGCAATATCTTTTCTGTCAACCTCTACTCTTATGTAATCGTTGAAATGCTGAAAGTTATCTGTTGGTGCAGCAGCAAATCCAGTTTTAGTTTTTCTAGAAAAAGATTTTCTTTTTTTTGATCGTGCCATGTGATTCACTCCTAGTGATTATTGCCATAATCCTAAACTATTTTTTAATGAAAGTCAAGTCTTCTTTTTCTAAAATCCATTCTGGCAATTGGATTAATTCTACTTCACCATCATCATGTTTCTTATAGACAACATAACCTTCATCGCAAAGTTTATCAACTGTATGATCAACAATTCTTTCTATCCTTTGAGTATCATATTTTTGAACTGCTGATTTAAGTCCTAGACGATAGGCAATAAAAAGCGCAAATGTGACGATTGCGCTTAATATATATTGGTCAATTACAATCATACCATCCGCTCAAAAGAAATGAGTTTTGATGGTTTAAATGCTCTCCAAGCATTAGCATCTGTACACCAAACTGAAATACGATCTAGATCAAGGTCAACAGTATCAGATTCTTTTAATTTAGTACCAAACTCTGGTAGGTGATCTGCCATCAAAGTACAAGGCATAACACGATTGTCACCATTTACTTTTGTAAATGTGACTTCATAAACTCCAGTTTGGAGTTGTTCAATAAGTTCTGATTTCGTTAGCATATAGTTTCCTTTCATGATATACTGAATTATATCATAGTTTGTTTAAGTTGTCAACTTATATTTTAATTATTTATACTTGACCACAAAGTTGAAAAATGGCCTAATATTAGAAAGGGAATTCCCTTTTACCACCAGCAAGATTTTTTATTCTTTGCTCTAAAAAACTTATGGTAGTATGAATATGACCACAATCATGTGGTTGAATTAGAGTCCTATAATACTCTATTTCTTCTTCTAGGATTTGTATTCGCACATTATCAATGTGTTTAATTGGTTCCCAAATATAGTTTTCATTCTCCATTCCCATTAATTACGTTCCCCATTCACTTCTTGTTTTCATTGCTTCTATAAGAAACTCAACATGACTTTCAGTACAATTACCTACAACAGTATCATCACCAGTATGTGAAGGTAAGAGGTTTGCAAGTTTGTTCTTATAAAATGTACCTACTTCATATAAATCACGTTCTCTGCCATACCCATTATCTATGATAGATAATCCATAGTCACCAAACCGCACAACTGCGCGATTGCCACCGTTACTCATAGGTTCAAATTTTAACTCTGAAAATTTCATAGTAAATGCCGTATATACAACTGTTCGCATAATAACTTAGGCTCCCATATTTTTGCAGTGATTTTTCCATTCTTTGGATAATCCCACATATCTTTGAATTTGTTAATTGCACAAAATTCACTTATTTCGCGGATGGTAGTTACGAACTTACCATCCACTGAAATTTCATATACTTCAGTTTTCATCAGCGAAGGTATCCCGGACCTGTCCAAGAAATACTATAGTCACCATCAATAATATTTCCGCGAGATGAATTCCGCGCTGGAGTTTTCCAACCAGCCGCCATGAGAATGTCACCAAGATTGAATTTTTTATCGGTGGTGGTATTGACAATAAAACCCCACACTCCACCAGAACCATTTACAATTCTGATATATTTTTTACCTACAGTGTAGGTAATTTTTTCTGCAAATTCTTTTTCCATTTTTGCTATATGGTCAGCAAGAGATGGATCAGAAGATTTTGATCGTGTCCCATAGTCTGCAATAATGTCTGAAATCAGAGCATTTACATTAGAAGTGATATCAGTCATTTGTTTGTCCTTTCAAGACTAAGTGATTCTCTTTACTTTTATAATATAGACAATTTTTACTTGATTGTCAACCCCTATGCAAAGGGATTGATATAAAAACCAATAGGCAGTCCATAACCATTTTCACCCATATAATCATCACGAATATCATCAAGTGTTATATGATGAACAGAACCGTTGTCCCACATTACATCAACCATAGTACCTTGGGCGGTATCTTCCATTTTAGAAATTTGACCATGCATCTCAGGAACTGTCGCTCCAAAATTTCCAATAATGTCTAAACCGATATGTACATTCATGGGGAAGCCCTTTCAAGACTGATTCTCTTTACTCTTATAA